AAAGTGTGGAGTCCAACTAAGAAGAAATTATATACAAAAAATGAAGTCTTTGAAGAATATGGTATACATTCTAAGAATATATTAACATATAGAATATTAGATGGTGATAAGTCTGATAATATAGGGGGAATAAAAGGTGCTGGGTTGAAGAGTCTAAAAAAATTCTGTCCAAAAATTTCGTCTAAGGATCATTTTGATATTATTGATTTGATGAAAATGGCAGAAAAATCAGACGGTAAAATAAAACTCTTGGAAAATATAAAAAATAGTAGTAAATTATTAAAACGGAATTATCTATTAATGCAACTATATAATGTAGATATTCCAAATCATACAAAGATGAAAATACAGGGTGCTATCAATGGTGAAGTACCCCAATTAATTAAATATAAATTTCAGACAATGTTTCTGAAAGATAAATTATCATCAGCAATTCCTAACCTTGATTTTTGGTTGATGGAATTTGTTAGATTGGATAGATTTAGGGGATTAAGTGGCAACAAATAGATTATCAGATTATGGTCATATGTTTCAAGTTAAATCAATATCTTGTTTGATGGTAAAACCAGATTTTATGGAACAAGTATTTGATATTCTTGATGAAAGTCTTTATGACAATGATGCTTTGAAATGGATTGTAAAACAATGTAAAGAGTATTTTAATGAATATAAGAAACCCATAACACTTGATGTATTTAAGGTAAAAACGAGTGAGGTCCAAGGTGATATCTTAAAAACAACAATTATAGAAACGCTTAAAGAGGTTTATAGATATTTAGATGCATTATCGGTATTTAGATGCACCGGATTTAGATTATATAGAAAATATGGCACTTGATTTCTTTAAGAATCAGATGTTAAAAAATGCAATTGTTGAATCGGTTGAAATACTTGAAAGTAGTGGTGATTTTGATGCAATAAAAACTATAATTGATAATGCTATGAGAGCTGGTGCTGAAAGAAATGTAGGACATGAATATGCAGAAGAAATGGCAATAGAACAAAGATATTCAGAGATGGCTCGTAATACAGTAGAAACTCCTTGGGATGTGATAAATGAATTAACACAGGGTGGTTTGGCTAGTGGTGAGTTAGGTGTGATTGTGGCTCCTGCTGGAATAGGTAAGACTTGGATACTATGTGCTCTCGGTGGTGGTGCTATGAAAAAGGGAGTAAATGTAGTTCATTATTCACTTGAATTAAATGAAGCATATATTGGATTACGATACGATAGTGTATTTACAGGCATAGCAAATCAGAATTTAAAATATCACATGGATGAAGTTAAAGAGGGTATTGAAAATATTGAAGGTGAATTAGTTGTTAAATATTTTCCAACAAAGACAGCATCGGTAAATACTTTATCAGCACACTTACAAAAAATGAAAATGATGGGTAAACCATTTGATATGGTTGTAGTTGATTATGCAGATATATTAAGAGATACAGGAAATGCAAAAGAGGTAAGACATGCACTTGGAAATATTTATGAAGATTTAAGAGGATTAGCTGGAGAGTTTGAAATTCCAATATGGACTGCTTCACAAGCAAATCGTTCAGCGTTAGATGAAGATGTGATTGAAGCACAGAAGATATCAGAATCATATCAGAAGATTATGACAGCAGATTTCGTAGTATCTTTGAGTAGAAAGGTAGAAGATAAAATAGGTAATACTGGTAGATTCCATGTTATCAAAAACAGATTTGGCCCTGACGGGTTAACATTCCCAGCAAAAGTAAATACTAATACTGGTGCTGTAGAAATATATGAGAGTACATCAGTTGGTGGAAAAGAACAACAAAAAAAGATTGATAACAGAGATAATCTTATGAAAAAGATGTTAGCAAATAAATACGAGGACATGATGAATGAAGACAATTAAAGAAATAGTAGATTTGTGGTATGAAACACAAATGGGTAACATACATAAATGTAGAGAAAAACAACTTGAATTTTCAGACTTTATGTGGAGTTTGTATGAAGAATTTTATCCAGAGGGGGACGAATAATGGCAGTTAAAGATTTTATACATAATCAAATTAAGATAGCTGAAATAGAAAATAAAATAGATAATGTTTATTCAGCACTTACTGATTTACCAAATGCAATTAAAATGACAATTAATTGGTGGAAGGTCAGTATGTTCGATAAGGGGATTGGTAGATGTCCGAAATTTCAGAGAAGAGATAATTGGGGGGAGAACTTAATCATAAATTGGTTTGAATCTTTAATGGGATTTTTTAATTTGAATCCTTTAGTGTATGTTGATGTTAAAAGTTGTTTAGATTATTGTATCACTAAAGGTTTAAAAAAAGATATAGAATATTATCAATCACATCACGATAATGGGAGTACATATTTAACAGTTGAGGGTGGTAATAGAAGTGATGCTACATATTTCTTTTGGTTAATTTTTAAATTATTGCGTGGTAGAAAATTAAATATAATGATTATTAAGAGCGTTGACAGACAAACAATGCATGAAATTTATATTAGAATGGCGTATGGAAATCCACCAAATAGACAAGAAAAAAGAACTGGTATTTATGGATTTTTAAGTGATAAAGTTAGAGATATTTCTAAAAAATATATTAATATATTCGATAGAATAAAATCAGTTAAATTTGAAAGAATGGAAGAAGATGAACTTGTTGCTAAGACATACGGATATACAAAATATCAAAATTTAGGAGATAAATTGGATGATAAAATTGATCAAGACTACAGATTTAAAAATCCAACTAATGTATTGGAGTGGTTATCTAATATGAATTTAATCAATAAATTTTTTAAATACTATAATAAACTCGGGACTACGAAAATGTGGGGTAAGGGTTTTTACTTTGTAGTCCTTTTTACATTAGATTGGATGAGACGGGAAGTTATTAAAATAAATGATTGGAAAAAATTTGTGAGCGATTTTCATCAATGGTTTTCAGTTATGATGATCGATGAATCTATTTATTATTCTAAAGGAAAACATAATTATTCTTTTGCAGATATGGTCAGACATAAAGAAAATCCAGATGTTAGAAAAATGATATTAGATCTATGTAAAATTGAAATATATACTTATATTAGTAGTGGAGTATGTAACGAAGCTACTTCTAGAGTATCTAAAGATTTTATAGATAGGATCATATTATATAAGTATTTTGGTTATAAACCGAAGTTAAGAATAAATGGAGAAGTAAATAATGAGTGGTATTTAGATGGTGATATGATGGGGAAGGAATATAGAGACAAGATTTTAACACTTAATGAATGTTTAGATTCTAAGATTTGTGTGATAGAACATATGTTATCCCTGAGAAAAAATAAAAATGCTGACGAAATGAAAAATCAAGAATTTGCAGATCCTAGGTATAATGGATGGAAAAGTAATAAAGTATAGGAAATAATATGAAAATAATAGGAAAAGTAGAAGTACCAGAAGATTATTGGGAGAGTATATCAACTAATAATGAAGATTTTGAATTTATTTACAATGAAAAAGAATTAAGTGATATTTATATATGATTTCAAAAATTGATATAAATCACATTATAGGGGGAAGGTTATATTGAATTTTACCTTATCAGATAATTTCGTAGAAAAATATAAAAGAAAAAGAGCACCATTCGGATTTAATGGATTGGGTGAATTAGTATATATGAGAACCTATTCTCGACTTAAAGAGGATGGGAAGAATGAAATGTGGTGGGAGACAGTTCAGCGTGTTGTAGAGGGAACTTACAACATGCAGAAGAACCACATTGAACGATATGATTTAGGGTGGAACGCGTGGCAAGCACAACGGTCAGCACAAGAGATGTATGACCGAATTTTCAATATGAAATTCTTGCCTCCTGGACGTGGTTTGTGGTCAATGGGTACAGCCCTCACAGAAGAAAAAGGATTATACGCCGCCCTCAATAATTGTGCATTCGTATCAACTCAAAACCTAAAAGACGACTTATCAAAACCATTCACATTCTTGATGGATGCAAGTATGGTTGGAGTAGGTGTTGGTTTTGATACAAAAGGTGCAGAATCATTCGTAGTAAGAGGACCAAAACCCGATAGAGAACCGGAGATATATCACATACCTGATACAAGAGAGGGTTGGGTGGAATCTATGGCAAGGTTATTAGATAGTTATTTTTTGGGTATTACAAATGTTAATTTTGATTATACACAAATAAGAGACGCTGGTAAACCAATTAAAGGTTTTGGTGGAGTATCAAGTGGTTATAAACCTTTAAAAGAAGTTCATGAATCTGTCAGAGAAGTATTAGATAAAAATGTAGGTTCACCAATTACAATAACTACAATCGTAGATATAATGAATCTTATTGGTAAATGTGTTGTAGCAGGTAATGTTAGACGAACTGCGGAAATAGTATTTGGTGATTCAACATCAGATGAATACATAAATTTAAAAAATTATAAAAAGAATCCAAATAGAGAAACATATGGTTGGACATCAAATAATTCTATATTTGCTGAACTTGGTATGGATTATACAGACGCCGCAGATAGAATTAATGATAATGGAGAACCAGGATTTGCATGGTTACAGAATATGCAAGATTATTCTCGTATGAGAAATGGAAGAGATAAAAAGGATCATAGAGTATCAGGTGGTAATCCTTGTTTGGAGCAATCACTTGAAAGTTACGAACTATGTTGTTTGGTAGAAACATTTCCCACAAATCACGAAGATTTAGATGATTATATAAAGACTTTAAAATATGCATATTTGTATGCAAAAACAGTTACACTTGGTAAGACACATTGGCCAGAAACGAATCGTGTAATGTTAAGAAACAGAAGAATAGGATGTTCAGTAAGTGGTATAGCTCAGTTCATCTCAAAACCAGGTGGAATAGGTAGATTGCGGTGCTGGTTGAAAAAAGGATATGATGCGATACAAGATTATGATAAGTTGTATTCAGATTGGTTAGCTGTTCCCCGTAGTATTAAGACAACATCCGTCAAACCAAGTGGGACCGTTTCCCTTTTAGCGGGAGCAACCCCAGGTCTTCACTACCCCGAAAGTAGATTTTATATACGGAGGATAAGGTTATCGATTAATTCGCCGTTAATAAAACCTTTGGAAAAAGCAGGATATAATATAGAACCTGCTTTTGGGAGTGAAGGCAGTACTGTTGTAGTAGATGTTCCTGTTGATGTGGGAGAAGGAATACGAACTGTTAGTGATGTATCAATGTGGGAACAAATGTCATTAGCAGCATTTATGCAAAAGTATTGGGCAGACAATCAAGTTAGTTGTACGGTTACATTTGATCCAAAAACAGAAGGTAAACAAATAGCATATGCTCTTAACTATTTTCAATATCAATTAAAGGGCATTTCATTTTTACCTAAAACAGAAGTTGGTGCTTACAGACAAATGCCTTATGAAGAAATTACACAAAAAAAATATGAGAAGATGGTTGACGAATTAAAGTTCTTATCATTCAGACAAGTTAAAGGTAATGAAGCTATAGTAGATAAGTTCTGTAACAATGATACTTGTGAGATAGAAGTAGAAGGAAATATAAAGAAAATAGAGGTAGAAACTATATGAAAATATTAATTAAATATTGTCCTATATGAGAAGGTTATGACACCAAAGCACTGGAAGTGTCTAAAGAAATTAAAGATAATTTAAAAAATGTTGAAGTTGAAACTATAGAAGGCGCGGAGTCTGAATTTTCGGTAATTTATGAAGCAGATCCCCCGGCGTTATTATTTTCTAAACAAAACAGATATGATAGATTACCAACATCTAATGAAATTATAAATATATTGATTTCAAAATATAAATGTGAAAATAGGAAAATAGAAAGGAAACTTTAGTGAAAGTTTTCTTTATATATAATCCATTTACAAAACATCCAAATTCAGTTAATGAAACATATTTTGAACATATGTGGTGTGCATGTAAGTTTTTTGTTAAACTTCAATTGTTATCATTTGCGGCATTAATTCATTCAGTATTTCCATTTTTATTTGAGTTTACTGCTAGTAGAGGTGTTAAAGAATTAAATGATTGTATGAAGGAGAGAAATGACACAAGTAATAAAAAATAAATGGCATAAAAATATAGTAATACTGTCTGGTGGATTTGATCCAGTTCATATAGGTCATGTTAGAATGTTTAGAGAAGCATCACAACTTGGACACTATATAATAGTAGGACTTAATTCAGACGATTGGTTAACTCGTAAAAAAGGAAAACCATTTATGTCTTGGGAAGAAAGAAAAGAGGTACTTGAATCAATGAGGTATATAAATCAAGTATTACCATTTGATGATTCAGATGATACGGCGTCTGATATAATCAGAAAAGTTGCAAATCACTATTGGGATAATAATGAATTTTGGGAATGGGACGATGCAGAAACAGATGCTGCTGGATTTCTTAATTATTATAGTATCTATTTTGCTAATGGTGGTGATAGAAAAATTGAGAATGTTCCAGAAATTGATGTATGTAATGATGTTGGTGTAGAAATGTTATGGGGAATAGGTGGTGGTAAGATACAATCATCATCAGATTTAATTAAAAACGCGGAGAAGTAAAATGAAAAAATTATTATTATTTTTATCACTATTTTTATTAACTTGTAGTGATAATATATTTAATCCCAATCAAATAGAAAATAATCAAATAGCTAGGTCAAGTGATAATAATACACCAGACCATGGTAGTTTAGAACAACCATTTATAGTTGGTGGGGAAGAAGTAGACCCACCTTGTCCCGAGTGTAAATATCCATTTATGGTTTCACTTAGATATGGTGGTGGACATTGGTGTGGTGGTTCATTAGTAAGAGAAGGTTGGGTTGTAACAGCTGCTCATTGTGTTGAAGGAGTTTCAGAAAGTAGTCTCCAGGTAAAGATTGGATTACATAATGTAAATTCAACGACAGGGGCTGTAACAAGAAATGTGAGTGATATTATAGTTCATCCACAATATAGTGGTTGGTCTTTAGATAATGATTATGCACTATTAGAATTATCATCACCAGTTACAACATTTGAACCAATACAATTAATAACAGATAACTCACACGATGATGAACCAGTAATGTCAACAACAATGGGTTGGGGAGCAACTTCATCTGGTGGATGGGGTTCTAATGTATTGATGGAAGTTGATGTTCCAATAGATGAAAGTTGTGGTAACATAGGAAACGAAGTAACAAACAATATGGTTTGTGCTGGTGATAACAATGGTGGTGAAGATAGCTGTCAGGGAGATAGTGGTGGTCCACTTATTATGACAAACTCTGATGGTGAATATGAACTTATTGGTATAGTTAGTTGGGGATATGGTTGAGCGGACCCAGGATACCCGGGCGTGTATTCGAGAATATATACAAGACTACCTTGGTTCTTTGATTATATAGGAGAACCAGAAGATGATATTCTTTTAGGGGATGTTAATTTTGATGGGTTACATAATGT